TCGCCACTTGTTATTATAGAATATTCGCCACCTGTTATTTTAGAATTGTCGCCACCTGCTATTGTAGAATCGTCTCCACCTGCTAGTTCTGAATTGTGACCACCTGTTAATATTGAACCTTCATAACCTGCTAGTTCTGAATTGTCGCCACCTGTACGAATTTGAGCCATATTTGTTTAACTAAAAATTAATCTACTTTATAAGGTTGTGTTCTAAATCTAAATTGATAGGGTTTATAACAATCAATTAAATTGCCTGCTTCGTCTACCATAATTCCAGTGTCATCTTCTCTAAAAAAAGTAGGGCACAAATCTATATTATCCACCTTTGGGCTAATTACATTGTTTTCCTTCTGGGTCTCTAAAATTTCAGGTACAGCCTCAGGTACAGCCTCAGGTACAGCCTCAGGTATTAATTCAGCTTGGTACATAGTTGTTTCAACATATCCTATGGGTACTGTTATTTGATGTTTCAATAATGTTGAAAAAAATAAAATTATAATCGCATTAAACATAATATTGAATTAAAAATTAATTTTCTTTCTTTCTTTCTTTTTGTTATATGAATCTAAATGCCTTTGTTGCTCCCTTTCTACAAGACGTTTTATTATTTCTCGAGCCTCTGGGTCTGTAGTCTTTAACCAGTCTTGTGCTGATTTTTCTAAAACTACTTTTTTACTTTTAATAGACTCTTGTAATTCTATAGCTAACAGTCTAATTTCTGTTTTAGATAATTTACTCATCTGTGGGCTTATATGTAAAAGATAAGTTTTTGTTTAAAACCTTACGAACAGGTTTACTTTTTTTGCGGGTCAAGATCCAAAATAGTGTTACAAAGGCTATTACTATTCCTAATCCCGGGCTTAAAAAAATTTCTATAATATTCATTTTATTAATCTAATAGCATCTAAAATATCTTGTCTAGGAACCCTTAAATAATAAATAACTGTTGCCATAATAGAACCTATTATTGCTGGCAATATTGCATATAAAAATATATCAATCATATTCGTGGTTTGTAATTTTAAAATAAGAAAATGTGTGATCTAAAACATAGTTTTCTAGCCCCTCCCAAGTTAAATCAAAATCTTCTGCACTTTCTACATCCCAAAAATCTTCAACAATACCCTGTATTATTTGTAATGCATAATCTTCATCTATGTCTGGACGCCCTGTTTTTAAATATTCTATTGCTCGTGTTATTAACTCTTCATTTGCTAATAATGTGTCGAACAATCGTTTACTGCAAAAAATATTGTCCTCCGCTGTAAATCTAAACTTAAGCGTATTCTTAACTTGCACAAGTAAATAGCCCATCCGTAAAGCCTTTTTAACCTCCATCATAGTTACTTCTTTTAGTGTGAACATCTTAGTAGAATTTAGCTCTTCCCATTCGAAGTCTTGGTAATGCATAAAATGAAATATAAATAAATATACTTTAATATACATATATAAAAAACGTTTGTCAAGTCTTTTTTATGTTTTCCCTAATATTACTTAAAATTATTTCTGTATCGCTAATCAACACAGATGTAAAAACGTCATCCAACATATCATAATTATCTAAGTAATTATTTCCTAGCGCGTGATCTTTATAGTCTATTTTGAGTAGTAATATTAGATCTAGATAATTTGACAATAAACCGTGGCAGTATAAAATTTCAATATCTCTTGCCATATCTTCAAGGTTATGTAAGCTGCTCTCAATCTCAGGCAATATCTTTTGTATTTGCTGAATTACAGATAGTTTGTTAATCATAAATTTTATCTTTGTAAACTTCATTAGATGATAATATCTTTGCTTTTTGAGACTGAAAATATACTTCGCAATAGCTATAACCATTTGCTTTCTTTGTTTTAGGAACTGTTATTGTTGCTTTAAAATCATATTCCCTATTTAATTCATTGTTTGGTTCTTTCAAAAATCTATGTAAAATAATCACTTCTGTCGAATCTTGCATAAAGGACGCGCTACCTCCTATATCTTCCATAAAAATTAGTTTATGTGTTGGAATCTTTCTTGGATGAGCAATTATCAACACTGCTGTTTTATAATCTTTTGTAATTTTAGCTAAGATTTTTAATGCATCGGCTTGCGCTTGAATAACATTTTCACCACTTAAAAAATAACCAATATGGTCTACTATTATTAAATTATATTTAAGACTTTGCTCAGATATAATCTGAACTAGTTCTTTTAAGTTTTTTACATCTTCTTGTAAAAGAATCTCAATAAGCCCATCGTCATAACCTATATCTGATTCTGTAAGATCTTTATATGCTTTATTTAACCTTACGCTTGCTAAACTTAAAACAATATTTATATCTGGTTCTAATGCGATATATAAAACTTTTTTTCCTTGTTTACGCACATTATCAGCAAAATTGCAAGCTAAAGTTGTCTTACCTGTGTTTGTATGTCCAGTAAGAGTATAAAGGTGCCTAGGTAAGAAACCACCTATGCATTTATCTAAATCAGTAAAACCAGTTGAAGCGGCTTTTTTTTCTAGTTCTCGCTGTTCCAAAACTGCTTCTTTTAATTGTGAAATGGATCTAACTTTCAACTTTTAATTATTAAAAAATATTACTTAGGTAGTTTGACAGTTTCTAATTCTGTAAAGATTCTTCTAATGTGTTCCATTGGGTTATATTGGGCAGGAAACTTTTTAGCTTCAACATCTTTTATCATAAAGTTTCGTATAGCTGCTATATGATTCTTATATCTTTTGCCGCTGCTTTCCATGTATGTTTGTACTTTCTCATAGTATCTATCAACAAGATTAATGGATATTTCATATTTAATTAAATTCAAACTATTAACAATACTTAAGTAGTCCTTTTGTGTTCTATTGTATTTTGTAATCTTTGAGGGAGTTGCAGCCTTTGTTTTTTTTGAAAAATTGCTTCTTTTAGTAATTTGTTTAGTAATACCTTGTTTAGTATGTACATTTTTTAATGTATCCCCCCTACCATTTTTTAATGTATCCCCCCCCATTGTTTCATATACCCCTTTACTACCATTATTTACAGTGTCATTAGCTTGCCTGTCAGTAGATTGCGGAAAAATAGCATCTGTAGCATCTATACCATGTATCAATAAAAAATATTCGCTAGATAGTGTAATACTTTCTCTCACATATTTATTCTTATCAGCATAAATTCTTACAATGTACCCTTTTTGTTCTAGCCCTGTTAGTAAATTTGTGACACTAAGTGGATTTAGCAAGCCTAAACTAGCCGCTAAGAATCTGTTACTTGCAAACATTTTACGCTTGTTGCTTACAAAGCTGTATATTATTCCTATAAGAGCCTTTTCTGTAAATTTTAAGAAAGGATCTTTTAATGTCATTGTAGGGATATTAATTGTCCTTACAAAGTCTGTTGCATCTCGTTGCGATTTAGTATTCGTGGTCTTTAATTGATCTTGGTAAAACTGCTGTATTTTTATATCCATAGAAGATGTTGTAACGCTACCTAAAGGAGAGTACAGCGAAATCTGTGGGAAAAACTGTACCCTCCTTAAGATATATAATTAGAAATTATTTTTGAAAATTTTGCGCCACATATTGTCATAAATATAATTTATTCTTTTCTGTTAAAGAAGTCAACATCAAAAAATATAATAAAACTATAGGACTGTTTTAGTTTAGAGGTCAATGTTTTTTAAGTTCATGTCATCAGAGAGACTAGAAGGTAGCTGTTTTAAATTTGTATGCTCTAGCAGTATGATGTTCGGTAAGTTATCCCAGTCCGGCTTAAATAAAGCCTGTGCATTTAGTAGCGCTATGTTTTTATTAGCTAGGTAAGCTTCGTAAAAGTCTGGTAGCCTTTCTTTTAAAAAACTAATATTTTGATCTGGATATTTCTGGTCGTGCCACCAATAAAGATGGCAGCCAGCACATAAAGTATACGCATTATTAAAGGTCCATCTAAACCGTAACTCGCGCCTTGAAATAATATGGTTACATTGCAAGTTTTCGATTTTTCCGCATCTCAAACATCTACTATCTCGCTCTCTAACCAATTTAGCAAACAAAGTATCACACCTGTTTTTTATAGGTGTATTAGACTTTTTACGTCTATTTTTTTTTGCCGCTTTTTTACTAGATTCTGTGAAACACGTGGAACTACAATATTTCCGCAAAGTTTGCGTTTTTATAAACTCTCTACGGCAATTTTTACATTTAAAAACCTTAGTGATCATTTATTATCTAGTGCATTCATTAAATAAATGAAGTATACAAAACCAGCCATAAAGTACAGCAGATCATTTGGTATAGTTAAATTAAGCAGTTGAATAACTAAATATGCTATCAAACATATTAATGTCGCTTTTATAAAATTCTCTACCGCTTTCGTCTTAATATCAATAAAAAATCAGATAAGTCTCTTTTATTCGGGCAGTTTGTTTATTTGAAGTAAAATACTATCCTTCTGGTCTAATTTACCATCTCTATTTCTGTCATAATTAGTTGCTAAATATTTTAAAATTTGTCCTGCTATACCTGTTAATAGTGATACTAGCCCGATGATAAATTGATTATTACCTGTATAACTTTCTGATAAACTTAAAAAAGCACCTATCACAATAGCTATTATTAAAAACCAATCATACTTAAATAAACTTCTAGCATAATCGGATTTAAAATACTTATCAATGAAAGCGTGATATTTACCTATTATGCCACTTACTTTTACTTCTTGTGTTATTGCTGTAACTATAACTTCGCTTATAATGTCTGTGTTAGGTAGGTATACACTGCTTTCCTCGATGGTCTTTAACTCTAAAGCCACTTTGTTTAATTGCTCGTTTAGAGATTTTTTTTCACTATTTAAACCAAACAGTAACTTTTCTACTTCAACTTGTCTAGCCGTTTCTTTTTGTAAGTTTAAAGCCATTAATTCATTTTCTTTTGTTTTTGCATCAGCTTCAATCTTTATCTTTTCAGCCTCTAACTTAGTTATTTTGTCTGTTAAATCCTTAACTTGTTTTGTATCGTCTATTTGCGGTATTGAAGTGTTATTGTTAGCTTTAATTATTAAAATCTTTCCTACAATAGAACCGCTTTCAAATTCAGCTTGTAAATCTTCCCATCTTGAATAACTGTTAAATTGTGCTATTTGTTGCCATGCATTTTCTGTATACCAGTCATTCATGCCAGCCTCTTTTGCTACATTAGATATACCCCATCCGGATTTTACAATTACTGTATTCATATTAGGATTATTAATAATTATTGGTGAACTAAAAAACTGTTTTATATAAGGTTCTGGATCTACATAACGCCCATTTATCATTAAGCCTAAGTGCAAATGAGCACCAAATGAATACCCACTTTCGCCGCAAGAACCAATTAGCTCTCCCTCAGAAACATACCTAGCAGCACCATTAAAGTTAGAAAGATGAACATAAAACCAAGCGCCAGTAGTTCCATTCAGTTGTATATATTTGCCTCCAAAACTATCTGTAGCAGGTATCATATACCCGCTTTCAATTGCGTAGCAAGATTGATTAATGCTTTCTATTGTAACTAAGTCTATTCCTGGATATTGTGCCCTTAAGCCACCTGAAGCTATATGAGCACTGTAGTCTTGCTTAACCCCTACAAACGTTATTTCTAATTGTTTATTTAATGGACTTTTCATTATTATTAGTATATCACTTTTGAATATTTGTTATCACTAAAGATAAGCCACCTACTAAAACTGCTATTAATATAACTTCTATTGTTTTAAAGACAACTGTTTTAACAATGTTATTATCTTTATCTTTTAGCTCTATCAAGTTTGCAATCTTATCAATCTTATCAGAAAAAATATTAAGATTATATTCTTGTTGACCTTGTTTTTCTTGCATCTTTTTAATTATCTCATTTTTTAAATAATTAACTTCTTTATCTTGAGCTTCTAATCTTGAGTTTACGTTTTGTTGACTAACTTCTAGCATTCTTAAAGCTCTATTCCAATCAGTAACACCTCGATTAATTTCGTCTGTTCTTTTTATTTGGTCCGTTTTAAAGCTCGCTAACTCAGTCGTCTGTGTAACTGTAAGAGCTGCAATACTTATCTCTACTCGTTTTGTTGAGTCTTGAAAGCTCTTTATAAGATCTTCTAGCTTACTTGCGAGTACAGCAACTTGGATTTGCATATTATTTACAGCCTGTGCATTTTGTCCTATGCTATAATCTCGACTCATGGTTTGCGGATTTGATGTTTCCATTTTAAATTTATGTTTAATTTTACTAATTTATATAATAATTACATTTTACTAAATTACATTCGATACGCCTATTTATTTACGTTTTCTTGATGCGCTTTCTCTAAATATAAAATATTTAAAAAAAACCGTTACTAATGGGTTTGGTAAAAAACCTGAAGGATCATAAATTTCAACAGTAAGAACTAAATCTTTCTTGTTTACCTTGGCACTAACTGTACCAAGATAAGCTGCTCCAATAATAAAACTTGCAGGTGCTGATGCATAATACTTATTTGCAGGTAATTTATAAGAAACATTTATCATAGGTTCGTAACCTAACGCATGTTCTATTGTTATAGTACCTACTTCTGCTCCAGCTGCTTTTACCACTTCTGTAGTATTAGTATCAAATATTAAAAAATTCTTAGATTCTGATACTTGAAATGCTCTTTGATCATCTGATACAAGGGAATATCTGGAAATATTTTTATTGTTATTTTGTGTTAAATTCATTATTTCGCTGCCTCTCTAAATAGTAAATAATAAATTTCCACTATCTGAACCATAGTTTTTGTAAATGATAATTCTTGTTCATTTATTCCAAAATTTACAAAAGGACTATCACCACTAGAAGCACCAGTATTAATCATATAATTTAATAGATTCCATCCTGTAGGTAGCCCTGCCGACCTTGCAAAGGCAAAACAAGTTGGTATATAGCCTAGCTTAAGAGGTATTATAATAGTCTGAACTTCAAACGGGGCACTCTTAGGAATAACTGCATATTTTCTATCTACGATTCTAAAATTAAAGTCGTCTCTAGTTTGAAAAATCTGCTTATCTTGCGACACTAAGCTGTCTTTTGGTACAGCTGGATTATTAACGGTTTTACGTTGCATCAATTCATCAAAACCTGCTTCTTTATAATTATCTATCGGTTTATACTGATTTACCATTTATCTGTTCTCTAAATAAAAAAATCTTTATAGTTAATGGAAAGCCAAATGTAGTAAAGGCAACCAAACCATCTAAAAAAACGTTACAAAATATATCAGTACTTGTACATCTCATATTAACTGAATATGAGCCTCGATAACCAAAGCTTGTAACAAATACCTTAAACAAAGGGCAGGGACTAAAATATTCATCATTATTGAAACTAGCCTCTGCCAAGAAAACAGGTTCATATCCTAACTGATGTGGCACACTATTAATATATAAAAAAGAACCTAATGTGGGATTACTATCAAAGTTACTGGTATCTACTACTAAAAATTTAACCTCATTTATAGCTTGTAATGACCTATCTGTAATGAGATCTAATGAACGCAAGTTTTCTGCCATAAATCCTTGTTTAGACATTGCTCTTATCGGTCCATTTGGTCCATTCTGACTATTGGCAGTATCTCGTCTAAAGTCTTGGCTAAACCCTGCGCCCCTTATATCTTGTACTGGTTTTGGTAGTACACTTTTTTGTAATATAGTTTGTCCCATCGCAATATTATTTAACGCCCTTTGATACCTTCTGCGGCTTGTGTTTGCAATTCAAAACCAAGCGCATACATAATAAAGTTACCTAAAGTTTCTAATTGTAAACTAATACTTTTGCACTCTTCTCCAAGATCCATATATTCCCAGTTCCACCGGGTTGCTGTGTATGCAGGTAATGTTGTTAATGTAGTATATGTACTACTACCATCTAAAGCATACTTTACGGTTATTGTACTTGCAGAATAATATTGAAAGTGTAATTTCAATACATTTTGCATTCTTATTGCACTGTCTCCTTTATCATAAAATCTGTAATGTTTTGTTTGTGTTATAGAATTTATCGTATTTGTAGAATCATTTATATCTTTATCTGTGTAGAGTGATGGTATCTCTAATTTGAAAACACCACCATTAGTATAGCTTCCAGCATATAAATATTTACCCGTTGTGTCCGTAAAATTTGCAAAGATGCTACCCAATTTTCCTGCTGAATATGAATGGATTTTCCAGTTATTTTGACTAGCATCAAACTCTAAAACACATGAATCTATATCTTGCCCCCTCACATTTATACTTAGATCTTGTAACGCACAAAAATATCTTTCATCTAAACCCCCTGCTGCTGCTAGTATAAAATTACTCTGTGTTATTGCATAAAATAAATCATCATGTGTTTGATCATTCTTAATTACTAAGGATATGTCTGTGGGGTAAGATTGATTAGGGCTTAACATATAAAACCCCCCTTGTCCTAACCAGATTATATTTCCTTTTATATTGACTATCGATTTATTAGATGTGCATCCATAATCAGTAACTTCATTAACATATACTGATTGTGGATCTAACACTAAATAAGTATTATTAGAGAATGCTACAAATGGTCTTCCATTCCCAAATGATGTAACCCCTGTTATTGACTGCGAGGATTCAAAATAGTCTGTACTAACTGCAAAGTCTCCTTGTGCTACTTGACTATAATATACTCTTCTAGGATAAACTGAATTACCGCCTAGTAACATATAAGCACCATTAACTGCTAAATATTTGCCGTCAATTCTCATCTCTACTGTGTCACCGTCCCAAGTATTATTAATTGCAGTTCCTACCGTAACTGTTGTACCGCTTGTATAGGCTGTGATTATATTGCTAGTGGTATCTGTTGTATTAAATATTGTCATCCCTACCATCTCGGCCGTAAATATACTTTCAGTAGTTACTAATGTAGAGGCTGTTGAGCTTGCATCAACAGTTGCTGTATTTCTTCCTGCACCTGTAGCAGCTAAAGGAAACCAGACTTTTGCAAATATGCTTGCTCCTGTTTCTGTAAAATATCTTAGCCATTCTAAAGCTGTAGAACTTGCCATGTAATGTCTCCCTATATAATTATCCATATCAATCTCACTGCTTGTATTCCACTCACTTGCTGCTTGTGAGGTCCACGTGCCCACACCATTTACATATAAAGTACCTTGACATACTGTATGTAAAAAGGTTGTGTTATCTGATTTTATAAATTCTCCTAGGCCTCTAATTGGATTAGCTCCAGTTGATATAGCGTTTAAAAATAGCTGTGAACCTAGCCTATGTGCAGTATTTCCTACTTGTGCTTGTGAAGTGTTAAGCAGTAGTTCAAACTGATTGTTTTCTAACAATCCTGGTGACCTATGATTAATAGAACCACTTAGATCATTTAACGTAAGTACTGCCATTATTATTGTGCATAAAGAGTAGATATATCTTGCTGCTGTTGTTCACCATACTTCTGCTGTCTCTTAAGTTTTAAAGTATTTCTTACTGAATTAAGCTTTGCTAATGCCACTTCGGGTTCATCATTTATACCTGGTAACATGTTTTGTATATAAGACCTTTCTCTATCACTTGCACCTGCTCCAGATAATTCGTTAACTAATTGAGAAGTAGCGAAATTTAACCTAGTTGCTGTTGATGCTCTATCTTTGTCTGCCAAAGGTCCACCAATCTTATCTGCTATTCTTCCTAATATATTTGTGGAACCGAATTGATTCCCATCTGCATTAATCATGGTTTCTATCTCATCCAAGTTAGCTAATTGAAAATCTAAACTACCCATTTTATCTTGCTGCCCTGCTGTCATTTGTGGTCCTTGGTCTTGTGTGCCTAACAAGTTCATTACTAAATTAGCTTGTGCAGGTTCTATCTCGCCACTTAATACTGCCATTGCTAGCATTTGTTTACCCTGTGGTGTTCCTAGCATTCCTAACCCACCTTGAGAATGCTGTTGTCCTCCTCCATACATTGAAGATAGTTCTGTACCGTATCCACCCATATCACCCATATCACCCATGTTACCCATATCACCCATATCACCCATGTTACCCATGTTACCCATATCACCCATACCACCCATGTTACCCATGTTACCCATAGCGTTTGCTTGTTGTGGTTGAAATTGATTAGCAGCTATCCTAGGTGCTAAATATTGTGATGTTTTCATAACTGTTGAATTATTTAAAAGATTATCTAATACATTAGCACCTTGACCTAATACATTAGCACCTCGACCTAATACATTAGCAGCCGCTTCTTTACCTGGAATTTGCCCTGCCCTTAAATCTCCGATCCCTCCTATTGCTCTATCAAATATTTGTTTTCTTCCTATACTTATCAATGGCGCTGGATCTATGCCTGTACCCAATATTCCGGGCGATTTACCTATTAAACCATTAAACACTCCTTCTTTCTGTTTTCTAGCCATATTAGGTAGCTGATTGTATAAAGAAGAATATGTTTTATTAATTTCTGCATATCCTGGTATTCTTTTTAAAGAATCATTTGCATAATCATATATAGCAGCTTTAGCAGCCATGTCTGGTTTAACTAAATCAGCTGTCTGAGCTACTTTTCTGGATGCTGATTTATAAGCATCGTCATTTACAATGTCGAACAAATTACCTGCGTTCAATACTTGTTTTTTTGCGCTACCAGTAACTGGATCTATACTCTCTTGAACAAATTTGTTTAAGTTCTCTTTTACAATATCAGTTTTACTGGTTAACGTATTCAGCCCGCCTGTATTAGCATTTCTGTCAACAAATACACTTGCTTGTTTAAGTATGTTATCAGAATTAACTTGTAGTGAACGAGAGTCCATAGCTTGTAATACTAAGTTTTCTCTATCTTGTCCTAATCGGCTTACTAATTCATCTACACCTGTCTGATTAGTAGGCAGATCATAGGTTTTTAAAGCATTCATTACAGTATTAATATCATTATCAACCCCTTTGCTAACTTGGCCTAATCTAACCGTTTTAGTATTTGTAGTGAATCCTAGGTCTTTAAATTGTTGTCTAACTTTATATTTTTGCTGCGAATTTAATTTGTTTATATCAAAACTATTGCCTTTAGCTAATGTTTCATCTCCTAAATTGTCTACTAACTTTTGTCTCGTTAAAGGTGTTGTAGGTGTTGCCATTGTTGCTGTTTGTATAGGTATAGGTTTAGTTATATCTACACCGTTCAGCCTGGCTGTTGTCGTTATAGTCCCTCTCAAAGGATCATCTATAGGAGTCGCTTGTAATAACTCTTGGTATGCCTGCGGCTTTAATGACTCGTCCAGTCTATTAATCATATTTATTCTTTTATTTACAGGATTGCTACCTAATACACTTGCCATTAATTGATCATCAGTCTTCATTACACCTGTTGGTAACTGTGCCCGCTTTTTTATCAATTCTCCTGAAGCTCTATAAGCCTCATCCATAGCGTTTACTTGCTCGTCTATCTGATTTAATAAAGTACCTTTTGCATCTTTGTTTAAGGGCATTAATCGCCTTTGAAAAACACGGGCTTGTTCTGGATTCACCTCTGCTAATGCAGTTATTACCTTATCTCTATCAGCTAAGCCACTCTCCGAAAAGTTAATCGTTGATTGTCGAGGTGGTAGGTTGTCCACCTGATTTATTCCTGGTAGTTGTCCACTTACCTTGCCACCTTCTCCGCCTACTTCGCTTAATACATCATCAATACGATTGCCTTTGTTTGATAAATATTTAACACCTTTACCTGCTAAGTTTAATGCACCTGATGTTCCTCCACCTGCTACTGTTCCTAATAATGTTGATTGAAGCTCATTTCCTCTTTCAGATTCACCAAATGAAGAAAGACCCCCTGCTGCTCCTCCTCTAACAATCGTTCCTAGTAAACTAGTACCAGCTGCTGGCATAACAGTTGACAAACCAGATGCATAACCCTTTGCCACTTGTAATAGTGGGCTGTCCTTAAACTTCTCGAAGTTGGTATCATCCATGAACATTGCCTCCGAATTAATTTTCCTAGGATCTAATATTGCACCTAGTCCGTCATTCGCTATTACATTTCCAACTTCTGCAGAGGTAGTTAGAAAATTATCTGGTGCACCAAGTAAAGAAGACCCCAAAGAATCTATTGTACCTAAAATACCCCTGGAATCTTTTCGACCTGCAATACCAGTGCCGCCATCATTACGTACTTTAAAACCTTTCTTTTCATTTTTGGCTATCCACTCTGCCGCTTCTTTTCCTTTTAATACTTTTGCCATTTATTTTATAAATTAATAATTGATTAGTACTTCGAAGCCTTAAATGCGCTTAGCTGTGCCCTATCGTAATCGTCTCTATTTATCGGAGCATATCCTGTTGATGCTCTCACTGCATTTATTTCTTCAAAAGTCTTTCGTGGTTTAGAATTAAATTTTGTTCTTGCTTTCTTCACTTCTCTTCCGCTAGCATATACGTCTCCCAATGATTCTACGACCTTCGCAGGGTAAGCCAACACATTGCCTATAGATTTCACTCTATCTGTTGTTGTTGTTGGAATCTCAATTTCTAAATTTCCATAGTCTGGCGTACTGGCTCCACTGTTATCGTTATACATCTGTGATAAATCAGATGTAGAATAATTGTCCATAGGATTTTTGCTACCTTCTCCACCTCCTAGCAGTTTATCTAAAAAGCTTTCTTGTGGTTGCATTAATGCCCCTGTAATCATTTGTTGCGCTGCTCTATCGTCTACTAAGCCCATAGAACCTAAAGTGGCTATTTGTTTTAATTGGTTAAACTGATTCTCACCTAAGTCCAACTGTCCAAACTTATATGAAGTTTTAGGCTTATTTGCTACTTCTCTCCTTCGTGTAAGCTCTTGTTGAATAGCTTGCTTTTCTTGAGCTTGCATTTGTTGTTGCATTTGTTGTTGCATTTGTTGTTGCCCTTGCACTTGTTGTTGCCCTTGCATTTGTTGTTGTGCGTTACGTATCATGTCGTCTAGTTTACTCATTATTTTTTAAATAAATTAGATAAAGTATTACCTATTCCAGAGACATTAGAAGTTGCCCCACTAAAACGATTAGGAGCAGCTCTAGTTCCAGAGACATTAGGAGTTGCCCCCCTTAAACGATCAGAAAAAGCTCTAAGAGTATCTCTCGGATTAGCTGCAGGACTAGCCATATTAGGCATTCTTCTAGGTTCTGATTGTTGGCTACTAAGTTGAGATAATATTGATGCAAAATCTATGCCTGGTGCTTCCGCTCTACCACCGCCACCGCCACCGCCTGATCTAGCAAGTTGCTGTTGTCTAAAGGCTTCGTCTCTATCAGACATTTCTCTTTGCCATTGTGTTTGATATAAATTCTGTAAATTTTGTTGTTTCTGCCCGTATCTTTGCGCTTCTAATCCAGCTAGATCTTGTATTTGTGTATTATAAAAATTCTGAGTTTGTCTATTTGCACCTACTCTAGCCCCTTGTCTTCCTAGCATTCCACCTATATGAGAAAGTCTTGCTGCTGGAGACATATCGCCAGCACCAGTTCCGCCCTGTAATGCATTGAAAATAGTTGGTAAGTATTGAGCTTCTAAATCAGCAGACTCTTTTACAAGAGGTTGTAGTACAGGCTGATTATATAAGTCTGCTATCTGACTTTTAAAATCTGGCATAGGTTGCTGATTCATTGCTTGTATTTGTTGTAGTAACTCTGCTGATGTTGCCATTTTTTTAAATAATAATTAAGTACGATATAAATTAGATAAACTAAATTGATTATTAACGCCCTGTGTTCCTGTAGGTCTTGGGCTAGTCAATGTTGATTTAAATTGATCAAAGGTGGGTAATGTTGGCATAGCTCCTGCTAATGGATTAGTTCCATAGTTAACAGCCTGCTTGTTATACCAATCATTAGTCCAATCTTCTATTTGTCCTTTATAAGCTGACCGCTGTTCTACTCCTTGCCTACTATATGCATCAGCTAAGTCTTGTCTACCTGCTCGACCTCTACCTGACATATACCCGCCGCTTTGTGCTAACCCTCTATTATAGTCATACACTCCGCTGGCTTGTTGTCTTGATAATTCGGGGTTAATTTGACTTGCTGCTAATTGGTCTAATAACTCTGGGCTGAAAACCTGGTCGTATGGCATAACAGAAGAAAATGCAGGTCTAGCAGTAGGAGTTGGTACATTTTCACGAACGTTGTAAACAGGGGAAGGTGTTTGAGCTCTATTACTATATGTTTTATATTCACCGCTATTCATTATGTCATTTTTTATAGCATTGGTATCAAATTTTTGATACCAGTCAAGCCCTTTTGCGTCTGCATCTCTGCCTAATAATTGTCTATATAAACCCTTTACTTCATCTATAGTTGCCATTATCTATTTCTATAAAAAATATTTCCATACCTTCTAGGTATTTTAAGTGTTAGGTCTCTGCCTGAGCTAAGTGGTCTATACTGGCTGATTGAACGTTTCTTTTCCATCTCAAATTTAGTAGTCCAGTAACCAGATTCCTGAAATTCCCGTTTCATCTCATAAGCCCTTGCAGTTGCTCCATAAACAACTGGTGTATCAACTGGTAACTTTAATACATCACCCGAAAGAGTTAAAACAGCTGGTTTTCTAACATATGTAATTTGTAATCCTTTATCTATTTTTGTTGTAAATTGTGGGATAATCCCTATAGCGCTTGTAGCTACTCCAGCTACTGTTATTGTTGTTGTATAAAAGCTCGGTGTAACTCTATAGCCTGATTCATTGCCATTCTGAAAAAAATCATTTTCTAACCTTCTCTCGGCTTGTCTGAAATAACCATCATTGATATCATATTTAACCCCTACAGTCTCTACCACGTATAAATCTGATGCATCTCCACCTAATGTAAACTCTTTTCCTAATACATATATAGTATCACCGTCCCAAGTATTGTTAATTGCAGATTCTAATGTAATTGTTGTTGCATTTGTATAACCGCTTATAACTAGGCTCTCACTGTCTGTTGAGTTATAAACGTTTAATCCTACCATACCATTAGTAAATATAGATGACGTAGCAACTAATGTAGAGGCTGTTGAGCTTGCATCAACAGTTGCCGTTACTATGTGACTGTCTGTATAGGCTGTTTGTTTAAAATCAGCAGGGTATTGTGTTGCAAATTGTGGAAATATAATATCTCGGTATATTTCATTAATAAAATCACCTATATCTGTTTCTGTGACATCCCGGCTAGTTTTCCAGCCATCTACATCACTGTAATATTTTAAATTTTTCCCTACTTTCTTTTTTAGTTGATCGAATGTTAATCCCATATTATAGTTGTGCTTTACAAATAATTTTTCCACTAGTACTATTGAACTGTCCGAAATACGGCCTAAATGTTGTTAAAACGGCACCTGTCATTGTAACAATTATTATTATAGACATGTCGCCATCATTACCCCCGGCTGATCCAGTTGCTAATGTACTTACCCCTGCATGGACAGATGCTAAGTCGCTTAACTGAAAGTGCGCAACATTTGAAAATGTTGTTGTTGGTATAGCTCTCATTTTGGCTGGGAAAGGCAAACTCAATACGGCAATTTGCGTGGTTGCTGCACTGCCATAGCCTATTGGTCCATTTGCTGCTATACCAGTAATTACTATTTGATATCGCATACATGCTGCCAATTCCAAAGCATAATGCTGATCTTGAAATGGTAACGCAGTACTTCCTACATTTAATTGAACCTGGCTAATCCAAAAGTCATCATTTATAGCTATTGTTCCGTCATCTACCCATATAACGACTGCTATATTATTAGTACCTGCCGTATCTAAAGCTATATTTTCTATTTTAAATGTTTCAAATGTTGACGTAAGGGCTAAGTTTGCAGCCGTATTTTCTGCCGTCCAACTAGTAGCCCACGTTGGATTTGTTCCATCTGATGCCCAAGTTGTAATGACATCAGAAGTAATTGCATCAGCTGTTCCCGTCCATGCTAAGACTGTTGCTCTTATATTAGCTATTTCCGTCCCTGCTGTTTTAGCCTGAAAAGATAAACTTACTGTTCGTCCTATTAGTCTTTCTGCATCTGCAAACTCTATAAAGTTAACAATTGCACATTGATTGTTTGCTGTAGCATTGGTACATTTCATTGAATAGGTACTTTTAGTTGTAGGAACTTCAGTATCTCTGGCAAAAGTCCATGAAGCATTCGTTTCCACTAAGGCATTCCACATATCACATATATATCTATCGTCAGCAGGAGTAAAAGTAGTGTTTTCCTCCCATATATTAAAATTACCGTTAATAATCGCTTGTCTAGCTATACCCCATTCACTGAAGCTTTCATCTGCTAACCCACTTAATATAGATCCTGTACTTATTGTTTTGTTTGTTAATGTTTGCGTAGTATCTGTACCAACTATAGTTGTGTTTTCATTGGGAACTGTTAGTGTTCTAGTAGTTCCTGTTGTAATCCCGCTTGCTTGAAATTGCAATTGCTTAGTTGGATCTACATTATCTTGTATAGTTAATGCATTGTCTAAAACTGTTATTGTAGGCGTATTAATTGTAGGCGTATTAATTATAGGTGATGTTAATGTTTTATTTGTTAAAGTCTGCGTTGCTGCTTTTCCTACTGCTTTATCTGTGCTAATAATTTCGCTTAGTTTATAGTCATGACTAGCAGTTACGATAGAACTAGTAATGCCCACTTTAGTTTCTAGCGCCTCTATAGCATCTAATGCATCATTCATTACATCTTTAGGAGTTCTTGCATCTGAGCATGTTACATCTGTAAATGTATCAATTGTAGTGGGATAAGTTATAGCCATTTAAAAACTTAATAAATCAGTAAAATTTGTTGATACTCCTGTTAAATCTGTAAACCCTCCTAGTGTTAAGCACCAAAAATTAGAATCGCACCATGAATTAATATTGCACCAGAAAGAACCTGTCTCGTTATCTATAAAGCTTGTTGTGACCCCTGTTAAATCTGTAAATGTTGCCATGTTTTAGCTTAGTATTTCAATTACCAAAAGATTAAGATTCTGATTATCTCCCGCAGTTGCCAACTGTGATGTTGCAACAATATCAACATTAGCGGTGGTATCTATTGCTAATGTTAGTACACCAGTAGTTGATGTACCTACCCCAGATGAGGACGATGCTACAAAACTTGCTACTTGTGCATTCGAAGCATTTCGATTACTTAACGTTCTAGACCCAGAAGCACTAACTGTACTAGCATTACTAAAACTGACTATATTGGATCCGCCAAATTTAATCCGAAAGGTTTTGACATTAGCATTATTATTATTAGATATATTATACGTAAATCTTAAAGCACTATTAATACCCATTGTATTAGCAGGCATTGTATATGTAAATAGTGTAACTTCAGTAACAACACCAGTGTTAACAACTGAGGTTGTTTGCGTTGCTAGTACTTTATGACCTCCTGTTATCTTGGCGGCGGCAATACCAGTAGCAATTTTTTCATTAGTTACTGCTCTATCTGCAATCTTAACTGTTGTTACTGCTCCATCTGCAATCTTAGCCGTTGTTACTGCTACATCTGCAATCTTAGCCGTTGTTACTGCTCCATCTGCAATTGTGGCGGATCCTCCTGTTAATTCCGTAATCCCTCTAAATCCTTTTGTTCGTGACATATAAAACTTATAATAACTAGTTAACCTCCAAAATTTTCACTTACTGTTAATCGTCCTAAAAAAGTTCCTGCATTTGCTGCCACGCCCCCCTCTAGAACAGATACTCTAACCCATTTAACATCAATAGGAAAACTGATATGGAATCTATCCGCTGTTCCTGCTGTAGCAACTGCCGTAAATCTATAATTTTGATAACTAGATGTAGTTAATCCACTAGATGTAGACTCACTAGACATTTGAAACCAATCTGTTGCTGTAGGTGTTGTGTCTACGTTTGAAATTTCTATCTTAATATCTAAAGTGTTCGATGTCTCTGCGGCTCCTTGAGTATAACTAATATCTAGTCCTACTTGATAAGCTTTACCTGCTCTAATTGGATTTGAAGCAACATAACTGGTTGTAAGTGTATAAGTTGTAGCACTGTTAAACTCTATTAATTGTGATTGTCTCCCGTCTGCCATTTGTAATTTTTAATAACTAAATAATGGGGAGTTTTACTCCCCCCCATTCAATATGTCTATACTCTAGCTCTAAACTCCTGTGCTCCGCATTCTGCTGTAAGTAAATTTACTGCATCTGCTACATCTGCTGCATTTAAGAAAAATAAAACAGGCACTATTACATCATCATTATCAAATGTAAATGCTGCTGTTACTGTTGGAACAACTCCATTTATTTCATATGTTACAACTCCATTCTTACTAACCTTAACAGTTAGTGTATATGTCTCGGTGTCTGCCCAGTTTTGAGTAGTATCTGTTACTACTGTAGCTGCATTGTTTAATATAGTTTCAATTTTAATATTTCCTGAGATAACATTAAGTACAGCCGCATCTGTATAGTCATCAAAATTAGCTTGCTGTGCTTGAACCTTTCTAAATCCTATCGCACAATCATCTGTGCCTGATACATCTGCAATACTAAACTTAACGCTAAAAAAGAAATTCTCTGATGTACCTACTGTAAATGCGTTCCTAGCTCTTGTTATAGCTGCTGATGAACCCCACAGCTCAACACCATCATTATCTGTTTGATCCATATTAATATTTAAGCCTAGAGATGACAAAACTGGTGCTAATATTGTTTGAGTCCCTTTAGGTGAGTATCTAATCACATTTCTCTCGAATCCCATTACATTTAAATCCCCTGCTGTTCCTGTTGCTGCTCCACCTGCTACTTTAGAAGTAACGGGATCAACTTTGAAATCCTCATAAAAATAATCATAATGCGATGTAGGCACTCCATTAACTTTGTACCCGTTTGCTGAATCTACTTCTGAAAAATTTGTAACTCCCATAATGTTTGTTTTAATAAATAAACCTAATATTTACCTCTCATTTACCCTTGAGAGTCTAACGGTTTGTGTAGGGTTGCTAGTTAACCTATACACTAGCAGGTTAATTACTTAAGAACTATAAGTTAATCCATTACCTTGACTAGCCCAAGTCCCCCTCCAGTCGTCCCATCCAATTGATGCATAGAACATAACTTTCCAGTAGTAAGTGTCATTTAAGAATCCATTTGATGTATCCATTTCACCAATCTTTGGTCTTTCTGCCCATAACCAATTCAATTTAGCTACTTCTGGATCAATTAGCATCCAAGCTGTATCAGAACCACCAGCCGCTGTAGCTAAATAGTCCCAGACAATAACTTTTAAATTTCCACCTTCATATTCATTTAGTTTGAATACATTAGTATCATTATTTGCTGTTCCTGATTTTTGCATTGACTTTGTTATAGTTAAAGCTTCTTGCATAAGTCTTGGCGGTACTAATAATATTTGTGGTATTGTTTCGATTAATTCTCCTCTTCCGTCTTTTTGTTCTCTCATTTGAATGATAGCTTCATCAAGATTATCTGCTGTTAGTGTTAAACCACTAGCTGACGCATTAGATCCTGCTGTACCACCATCAGTTCTTGTATGAGAAGTCGAAAATAATGGTTTAGCATCTCCATATGATGTATATGCTGTGTTAAACCCATTTCTAAATAAAGAAGAGCCTAATCTTTCCATTTCTCTAGTAACTTGCTTAGCTTGCGCTTTTGCAATGTTTTCTGCTTTAGTTAAACCCGATTTGTCCCATTTTTGCACTTCATAAGTTACTTGGATAGTATCACCAAGTTTTTGAGGAACATAAGTAGTTTTGTAACCTTCTAGTAATGTGCTTACTGGATATTTAGTACCTTCTGGTACAATTTGCATTGTTCCAGCTCCTGTATAATCCATGTGCTCTTCATTGAAATCTTCTTGAGACATTACTGTTAAGAGTTTCTCTAATTTAGGTCTTTTTGCTTTGTATTCATCAACAAAGTGTTTTCTAATACCTCTGTTAAGAGCAGTTAAATACTGCTGTGTTGACATTGGTGGAATTGAAGTTGACATATATTATCTCTGATAAAAACTAAATAAAATAATGATTAAGTTAAACTATTTTGAGTTTCTCTAATCATATAAGTACCAACTGATAGGTCTGTGTTTAAATCATCTCTTATTCCTTGAGGATTATATGCAATACAAAACAAGCTACCAGAAACTGTTGTTGTTGCAGAAACTCCAACTGTACTTGTATCAACAATTTGTGCAGCTGTTGCACCTGTAATATCAAAAAAAGATGAATAAACATCAGTAACTGCAAAAGTTGTACTAATGTTGTCGTTATCCATAACCACTGTTTGAAAAGGTGTTACGTTAACTTGCACTGCTGTTGAGGCACTTGTTGCTGCTCTAACAATTATTCCACCAATTCTTTCTCCTGTTGCTGCTAACTCTAATTGTCCTGATTTAATATTAACTAAATCATTAGCGCTTAGTGTGGCATTAGAGTCAAATGGTCGTAAAATGTCCGCAACTGTAATTAAAGAACCTCTTACAATTACTAATCCGGCTGCCATATTATTATTATTAATAAATAAAAACACATTTTTTTGTTATTACTCTGCGTATGTTTCCTTAGACTGTCCAAACCTATAATATTCTTCGTCAGTCATTTTCATAGCTTGAGCATATGCCCTTTCCTGTGTGGTTAGGTTGACAGAAGTTTTTAAGGATTGCTGACCAACTGGAGCTGTACTTGAAGCACCTGCTCTAGCTGTTGCTTGTGCTAGTCCTTCTAATCTTCCATTCTCACGAGCTTGAGTTACTTGTGCAGCAGCTTTACCTGTAATTTCTCCATAAGCTTGTATTACTGCTTCAGTTCTGTTGAGTTTAAGATCTTTCTGCATTTTTGCATTTGCTAGATAATCCGCTGTCTCAATTAACTTTTGATTAACAATAATTTGCTCTTGAGACTTGCCAGTTCTTTCAAGTTCAGGATATGTAGACATTAAAACTTCTAATGTCGTTTTAGCCTCATGTCTTTGCTCAAAACGTTGTGTAGCCATCTCAACAAGTAAATTTGGATCTATTGTTGTCTGAATACCTGGTTGTGTTTCTTGCGCAACTTGTTGTGCTTGCTTCCATAATCCTTGAGAACGTAGTTCATTTATCGTAGCAAGGGCGTCTTGTTCAGATACTTTGTTTATCTTCATTAAAGCCTGTTTAAAAAACTCAGGATCTTCTTGTGAATTTTTTTGAATAACATCGTATCTTGCTTTAACTTCCCTTAACTCTTCTAGTTCCTTTTGAACTTGTCTGAGTTTTCCCTCTTCTCTTCTTTCTGCTTCTGCTTGCTTTTCTGGTATCCCGTTATTTTCGGGGGCAGACTGTGATACATTCTCAGCATCCTCGGCATCCTCGTATCCACTAGTATCAACAGTGGGGGAGGTTTCCACGTTTTCTACTTGAGTATCTGTATAGTCATCTGTAGTGTTATCTACAAAGTCAGCTACAGGGTCAGTAGTAACGTTTCCGTCTTGGTCTTCCATAGTACAGAATATTAACTTGTTAAAATACAGGTTTCTTGTAGAACACAAAAAACCGAGATTAAACATTAGCTTGTTTAACTAATGTACAATCTCGGTAGTTCCGTTAATCTGTACTTTGTAACAATTTAAACTATTTAAACATAATTGTCAATTAGATTCAATCTTTAATATCAGCCTTTAATTTCTGAGCTCTTATCTGTAATTCTATTTCTGCAAATTTGACAAAACTACTAAATAATAAGGCTCCAATAATCCTGCCTTTTCTCTTTCCATTTTGATAATAATCTATATGAACTGGTGTACTTTGTTCCGGTTCAGCACTTATAGTTAGCTCCTTTATATTCTTTATTTCTCCATCTATTAATCTTCTTACAACATCATATACTTTAGTATCTTTTAGTTCTATTAATGCCTTAAGCTCCTCTCCTTTTAAATCCTTAATAGGTTTAGGTATCATTACGGGTATTTCCATTGTTTATTATATTAAAAACTATTTCTTAGTAGAACCACAACTTTTACACTTCTTTCCTTTCATCTCTTTCTTACATTTTGGACATTTCATAATTATACTTTAAAAAATAAATATTACATAACTGGCATGCCTTCACCCATAGGCTGAGGCATTGGTACTGCATTTGGATCACCTGGCATTCCATTTGGTATTGGCGTGTTCATATCAGCCCCTGGTGGCATTGGTGCTTGTGGTGTTTGAGCTTCTGGCATTGGAGGCGCTGGTGGCATTAATACTTTCTCATCTATTAGGTCTGCTGGCATATTTTCTATTGCTAAATGAGTAGCTACAGCACCTCTTAGCTTCTCTTGTTTCTCCAATTTAGCTAATAACTGTGCATCTGGTTCTGGTTCTGGTACTTGTGGTTCTATAGGTTCACCAGTAGCCGGGTCAAATTGTGGTGGCATTTGTGCAACTATTTCTTCAATCTGTTTTATCTGTGTAACTATTCCTTGATCAATTTCATCTTGTATCTGCTTTATCTCCTCATCTATCGCAAACAATACCTTATATTCAAATTTTCTATGAGCTATAGATGCACCTGGTGTTCCAGATACTTTCTCACCTTTTAGTATTTTGGTCATATGTTCTTCTGCCTTCTTTATCTCAAGGTCTTCTCTCACCTCTGGCTGAATTAGTAAGTCCTGTGGTAATCCTTCTACATCAAAATAACGTTGGAATAACTTAGGTGCGCTAACCATTGGTAAAGGATTTGATTGCATAGCCTGTGCATTACTAGGATCTACTGCGAACGGAATTAATTGTGCAAATTCTTCTTTCATCTTCTGCATCTCTAACGATTTACTCATAATTTCAATTGAGTCTGGTTTGATCATTATATCTAGCTCACTAGTTGTATTTAGATATTCTTCTGTCATTTCGAAAAATGTATAATCCTGATTACTTTCTTGTACTTCTAAGTCCTTAGAATCCTCGTTAAGAGTTAGCTCTATACCTTCTAATCTTATTTTCTTATATTCAGGCTTTTTATTCTCTCCAATCAATCCTCTTATCTTCGGAACCTTCCATACTTGCTGCATTAACTTCCATACTTGCCGCCCACTATAGAACCAACCCTCATTGACAAAGTTATCTATTACTGCAAATATCATTGATTGTAATTGTTCTTTATTTTGTATTGTTGCTGTGGCTGTCTTATTGGCTGCTAATAAAGATAGTTGTGAAGGATCAATACTAGTAGCAATAGTTGCACTTCTTTCTGTTAAATCATTTAATTGAAATGCATCAAATCCTATTGGTGCTGTCACTAATTGTTGTACCTTTTGACCAATAGCTCTATTATCGCTTAAATCAATCGGTATTAATTGTGATTCAGTACGCACCATTTCTTCACTTAATTCTCCAAATGATGTTGCATCAATAAAATACCTTAGGTTATATGATCTATAAATATAATCATACATCATATTTACTAGTATCTCTTGCGCACCTTGAATGTTCATTAATAAATCAGGGATTCCAATACCGTAAAATTGATTAGGGTTCTTAATAAAATCCACCTTATGATAAGTTATTTCTTTATGATTATATGGTAATGGAGTATTTATAATTAATATATCATTAGCAAGTACTATATACTCATCTGTTAATTGATTCTCATATTCAATCAGTTCAACACTTTGGCTATCAATTACATCCTCTGGCGTTCTAAAAAAATCATATGTATCTGTCTTCATATAAGTTGAAGCTGCTTTTACGTTATCTATATTCTTTGCATCTGGATTGCTCTCATACATAGCTTTAAAGTCGTCAATATGCACAAATCTTCTCCGAATAACAAATCTAGCCCTTCTAGTCACCCCGTGTATACACCATGCATTAGGGTCAGGGTAAAGCTCTCTAATAGGTATATATTCAATTGCAATATCATCTTTAGTTATTACCTCTTCTTTCTCTCCCCATAATGTCTTTCTTTTGCTTTCTTCTTTTAGTTCTTCCTTTTCCTCTTCGCTCATCTTGTCTGGATCTGTTTTAGGAAACCTATACTCTCTGCTTTCTTCTAAATGAAAAACTCTGAAAAATCCTGCACCATATGTTGCTGCGCTATCTGCTACCTTAACAAACTCCGTCTTTGCATTACTTGTCTGATACCACCAATCTAAAGCCTTAGACGCTACTCTAGCTTGATTCCTATCATCATCATTATTTGGCTTTGCGTTCCATGCAAGATTTAGTTTTTTAAATTCGTTAACAAAAGCATTAATACGACCCGTAGACATTGGAGATTTTATATTGCTCTGATAATTATCTGTTCCTGTATTAGCTGCCCATTGATACCTCGCCTTTTCATCTGTTGCCCATCTCTTCTCCCAATCGCCGCCAGTTCCTCCATCTCCACCATCAGTATTGTAATTGTTCCAATAACAATTGTTTTGCCTTGCTCTTTTAGCTTGAGTGAATTTATCTCTTATCTCTTCTATCTTCTTGAAGTCTGTTTTCTTTATAGATTTACTACCATTTTGTTTATCTTGCTCATGGTATTGCTTGTAAGCTTCGTAACCTTTAAGATCTCCCTTTGTTTGTCCCGTTGTTTGTCCCTTTGTTTGTCCCGTTGTCATAAATTTAAAAATAAAAAAATCGACATAAATAAAAGCCTAAACTCTTAAATATGCCGGTAGTTCCGATAATATTTTAATAGTATATCACCTACACTGTTTTTATTGACAGTGCTGTTAATTCTGTTTTCTTTGAATCGGTAACTTGTATTAGCATGTATCTCCTTCCTGTCTTTGGTTCTGTTGTTAAGATAGCCTTAAATTCTCCATGTGTTTTGTTCTTCATGAACTGTACAAAGTCTATTAATGCTCCAAACTCCTCAGAGCTAACATCTATTATAGACTTACTTAAAACGTTTCGTAATGATTCTTGTTCCATTGTTTTAGTTCTTCTTTAATATCTTTATTAGTAACTTCTAATGGTTTAAGTATCTTTTTATCTAAATCAACCTCTTTAATCTGATTAGCCATATATTCCTTTACACAATAAGGGCATACATCTTTAAATTTATTCTGTTTCTTCCATACTAGTCTGCACAGTTGCTGGTGCGTTACTTTTCTTTTACAGTTAGTACAGTTGACTATCATTTTGTTAATAAATTCCGAATTATAGTTTCTCTAGTCTGTCCTACATAAGGTAATTTACGTTCTTTAGCCATATTTCTTAAATCATTTCCGTCTAACTCTTCTAAGGTTTGCCTAGCAGTTTTTTCCTGAGCAGATCCTTTAACTGGTGTCTCGTCTTCATTGGGATCTTCAACCTCCTCTGCTTCTATGTTACCTTCCGAACTTATCAAATGAACTGTTTGACCAGGCTGTAATTTCTGTCTAATCTTCTTTGCAATTTGATTAGTTGAAATCAAGTTTTCCATAGCTTCTTCTGTAATTACCTTAGTAGCTGGTCCCACCTTATCTTTGATTTTTTGTATTAATAAATCTTTTGTATCTTTTGGAGAAAATATTATATATAAACGGCTGCACAATTCTTGCACCTCTTTTAATCCTCTTTGTTTCATCTTGTCATAATCACAACCTATAGCCCAATTGTAGCGAGACTCTGGTCTTGTAATTCCATATCCGTCAGGTATATTAGCTTTAATTTGTATACCTCTACCTAATGCATCAAAGAAAGGTCTCATTCTAATCGCTTCGCCAACTTTACTAAAAGATGCTTTCTGCACATTATCTATTCCTAGATACTCCGGAGTAGTTTTATAGAAATCATAGGCTTCTTGATCTGTTGTATCTAATAAGCTCCTGTTCCAATCTAACATAATTGGTAAATCACCAATGTTAGTAATTTTAAAATACACCATAGTTTGGGTTATAAAAATTAGTTATTTGTTAATATGCACAACACTTTTTCAATGTCTATAAAGGTACATTTTTTACCTTCTAGATCCGTGTCTTGGTTATTATGCCATTTAAATATTACAATGTCATCTATTTTTATATTAGTGACATCTGGACCAATAGCTAACACCTTGGCTTTATAGTTAAGCCTAACCTTAGAACCAT